CGAAAGCAACAGACCATTGCTGTCCATACACGAGTCCTGCGGTAATTTAATATACAGCCTACTGAACTGGGGCCATCAAGGTAAACGGGACGAGCCACTAAAGGACTTCGTTGATTTACTTCGATACCTACGCATGGCTAATGCTGGCATGGGACCAGATTACTTTTCAACAACTAACATGGAATCAACAACTAGAGGAAAAGGAGGATACTAATGCCCAAGAAGAAATTAATACACATTGCAGCTGAACAAGAGGTAGAGTTTGATAAGGCTATGGAAATAGCTCAAGACAAGCTTGCTGAAGGTTCATTAACAGGAACAGGAAGGAATACGTGGGTTACCGAAGAGGGAACCGCGATTCTAGAAGAATCCTTTATGATTGAGGAGATTATACCCAAGCATTATCTTGGTGATGTCTTAGGCGAATGCCCGAACCCTAGATACAACTACGTCTTCAACAAAGAGATTGGTAAAAAAATACCTATGCTTGTCCCTCGGAAGTGGCAGGGTAAGTTGGTTGGTAAGATCATAACCTTTGAGGCAATATCAGATGATACAGGAACCAGCTACAGATATGTGCGAAAAGGACAGTGACATCACATTAAACCGTAATTGGTGCAGAGAACAAGTCGACCGATTTGCTTCTTGGGAAATGCTAAAGAGATATGTATTACACGAGACAGGAGTGCCAATGACAAATGCAGAGCTATGTGATACAATAGGAGTATCATCTACTTATACAATTCGGTTGTTGAAATCCGTACACAAAAGATTAGAACCAAAAAATGATAACTGATAGCGTTTCCGAGTCTCTTACATATTTACAGGACGAGCCAGATATTAAGACTCTCCGTCTAGCCTATGACCAAACGGTCAATGAACTAGAGCCATATTTCGACCTATGTCGGACATCTTATGATGACCGCAGGAACTACTGGCCAGGCAAGAGCCGTGACCACCGTAAGCACGGAGCCGACGCTTTCCCATGGGAGGGTGCGTCCGATATGGAGTGCCACCTCATTGATGAGCGCATCACAAGGCTAGTATCTTTATTTATAGCATCCCTGAACCGTGCAAACGTCAGGGCATTCCCAGTAGAAAGCGGAGACATTGCTCGTAGCCGAGTGGTTTCTGGTTTCTTGAAGTGGATGGTATCTTCTGGATACATACCTAGGTTCCACCGTGAGATGGAGCTAGGAGCTAATTATTTGCTTGAGCGAGGTATATTGATTACATATATTGGCTGGCAGAAGGAAGACAGACGAATACTTCAGCAGCTAGATTTAGATCAAATTGCACAGGTTAGTCCAGAAGTTGCCGACGCTATACAGAACGGCAACGATGACGAACAGCTCATCACCTTGCTCCAAGCAACCTTTGAAGGAACAACTAAGAAACGTGCCAAGAAAGCATTACGTGAACTACGCAAGACTGGGGCTGCTGAACTTCCTATCGTTCGCAGACAAGTCAATGCCCCTGATGTTAAAACACTTGCCCCAGATGGTGACTTCTTTTTCCCACCATACGTCACTGACCCACAACGTGCGCCATACTGTTTCTGGAAGACCTACTACACGCCACAGGAACTAGAAAATAAAGTAGTTACTGATGGATGGGATGAGGACTTTGTAGATTACATTATCGCGAAATACAGAGGTGTAAACATTGACTCCATTGAACGCGAACAAGAAGGTCGTCGTAGCATAAGCCTATCTGATAATGCCTATGAGGCTGATGAGTTGGTAGAAATCTGCTATGCGTATCAAAGATTAATTGATCCAGAAGATGGAGCAGAAGGCATTTACTGCACAGTGTTCCACAAGGAGTTCAGTGGTAATGAGCAGGCTCCAGGATATGCGAAGTTTGAATTGCTGAATGGATACGAAGATTATCCAGTAGTAGTTACCAAGCTATCAGAAGATAGCAAACGCTTGTATGACACCACTACGGTATCATCCGTCCTTCGTGGATTGCAGAACCAAGTTAAGGTTGAGCGTGACTCACGAGTTGACCGCAACAGCATAGCTACACTTCCTCCAATCCTGCACCCAGTAGGTCAGGCTCCCAACGATTGGGGACCAGGTAGGTTAATCCCGTATCGCCGTAAGGGTGACTTGGACTTTGCTCCTACACCCCCACCGCCCACTGGTTCCATTGAAATGGAAAGCACACTACTAGACCTAGCGGACAGATTAGTTGGATTAGATGAGGGTTCTCAGATAAGCCAAATACGTAAGCAGTTCCTAGTAGACAAGTTCCTTAGCCACACAGCAGAGGTCATCAAGATGGCTTACAAGTGCTTCCAACGCTTTGGACCTGACGAAGTGTTCTTCCGAGTAACTGGTGTGCCTGACGCTCAAGTCTTCGATAAGGGTAACCCTGACGAGAACTTCGACATCATGGTTAACTTCGATGTTCAGAACAATGACCCAGAGACTGTTGAAAAGAAACTACAGCAGTTCGTAGCATTGAATCAGTTGAACGCCAATAACCGCCTCAACGTAGATAGTCTACTAGACGTTGCTGCCGCAAGCATTGACCCAGTAATGGCTGATGCCATCTTACAACCCGTCGAGACCGCACAACAACAAGTGGTTGAACAGGTTACCGATGACTTAGCTAAAATCTTTGCTGGTATTGAAATGCCCGCTCGACAAGCTGGTGCTCAGATTGCCCTTCAAGTTGTAGAGCAATATGGACAACAACCAGACGTAGCACAGCGCATTCAAACCGATCAGGCTTTTGCCGCTAGGTTACAGAAGTATGTTGGTCAATACACATTCCAGATGCAACAAGCTCAGAATGCCCAGATTGGACGAGTGGGAACAGCCCCCGCCCAGATGGGTCAGATTGATACACAGGGCATCTAGTGTCGGTCTATTGACAAATACTTACAATCTGTTTAACGTCACGCAATCCACGGAGATATAATGCAAATACAAGACGACATACAAACACTTCATAACTACGAGGCGTTTGCTCGCTTCATTAAAATGCTTTACGAACTACGTGAAGAAACTATTGCTGAGTTGCATGAGGCAACCAGTGACAATATACAACAGGTATCAGGTCGTATTATTACTTACGATCAAGTGTTACAATTAGTAAATTGGCAGGAGCTTTCTAAGAAGCATTCTGACCGCATGTAACTACCTGTGTTATAATTCAAAAATCGCCATCGCTCGGCGTTAAGGAGTGGAATAATTATGACAGAAGAAATAGCAACTGCTGACGCTGAAGCAGGTAAAATATCAGTGGACAAATCAAATATATCCGTCACGGATTTTGCTCAACGGCGAATTGGTGAACTTGCTCCTGGGACTGAACAGCCCCAAGA